ACAGATGCTCCAAGAGGGTTCATGCACTTTGAAAGAGTGCCATTAGCTACTCAAATGGAAGCAGATTTTGATACTGGAAATATGAGATTTAAGGCTAGAGAAAGATATAGTTTTGGATTTTCTGATCCAAGATGTGTCTTTGGATCAAAAGGTGCATAATTTAAATTCCTAATCCTCACCGAGTAGGAATAAAAGGAGCGACTTTACAGTCGCTCTTTTTTTATGTTATAGTTTTTATACCTTGACGAAGAATTAACTTCGACATTGGCCAAGACAAGGAGATTAACATGGCTAATACAACCTTTTCGGGTCCAGTCCGTTCTGAGGGTGGATTTAACGTAATAAATAAAAGTGCTACAACTGGCGCAGTCACAGAGACTGGTTTTTCAGTAAACTCTACTGGACAACTTGTTTCAATGGGAACAAGAAAGATTCAATCTTTTGCTGGTACCCTTGCTTCAACAGACGCTGCTTCAACTGCCTATGCAGATGGTGACTGTCTTGTTGAGTTAGGAACATTAAATGTAGATGCTCCAGATGGTCTAGTAACACCAAGTAAAATTTTTGTTCACAGAGCTTTGATTGGTATTACAACTGCTGCAGGTCAAACATTAGCGGGTAACTTAGCATTAAGTTCAACAAGTGGAACTGCTACAAATGCTGCTGTCTCTGGAACAGAGATTGTTGGTGCGGGTGTCACATCATTTAATGAGCAGTTAAGTGCAACACAATCAATTACAGAGATTGACATCAATTTCAACGATACTGCTGGTAATTACCACATATTTGTACCTAACATAACTGCTGCGGTAGCTAATGTACATTTATATGCTAGAGCAACAACTACAGTTAATGCTGATATTACTGCTGGAAGATTTACAGTTGAATTAGAATACTCTGTATATTAATAGGAGGAACTAATGGCAGCAAGATCAGATGTAAAAGCTTTTAATTTTGATCAAGGTGACAGTTCAGCGGTTGTAGGTCCAGCAAGGTCAAGAATAAGACAAATCCTCATATTTGGAAATTCTGCTGGTGCTTTAACAATTACAGATGGAGATGGAGGATCTAATTTATTGGTTCAAAGTTTTCCAACTGGTTTACACACTCTTAATATACCAGATGCTGGTATATTGGCAGAAAGTGGTGCTTTTGTATCAGCTTTCTCTGGGAGTGGTAATAAGCTCACAATATTTTTGTCATGACTAGAAAAAAAGATAAGCAACCACCAAAAACTAAAAAATATTTCCGCCCCACAAAAAAAGGGGCGGGAATGACAAAAGCGGGTGTTGCCCGATATAGAAGAGAGAATCCTGGTAGTAAACTAAAAACTGCGGTTACTGGTAAAGTAAAACCTGGTAGTAAGGCAGCTAAAAGACGTAAGTCATTTTGTGCTAGAAGTGCGGGTCAAATGAAAAAGTTTCCAAAAGCTGCTAAAGATCCGAATAGCCGTTTAAGACAAGCAAGAAGAAGATGGAAGTGTTAAATGACAAGTAAAGAATTATTAAAAATGTTAGAGAAACATGAAGAAGTTTGTAATGCTAGATTCGATGGTATTAATCAAAAACTTAATAAACTAGACAATAGATTATGGATGATAGTATCATTAATTATAGTTGCTAGTGGTTTGGAGCAACTAATATAATGACTATGGGTCGGTCACAAATGTCAAAGCAAGTGACCAATCCACCTAGAAAGAAAAAGTGGAGTGCCAAAAGAAAGAGAAAGATCGATTGCAAACGACCTAGAGGATTTTCTGAAAGAGCACATTGTGCCGCTAAAAAAAGGAGAAGTAGTAAAAGGTAGTCCAGTTAAATACTGTGTTTACTGTAAACATAAAAAATGGTCATGTATTTGTAATAAACGAAGGAGAACATAATGCCAAAAGACGCATGTTATCATAAAGTCAAAGCTAGATATAAAGTTTTTCCATCAGCTTATGCATCAGGAGCTATAGCTAAATGTAGAAAAGTTGGTGCTGCAAACTATGGCACTGGCGGTAAAAAGAAAAAAACTAAGAAAAAAGCTGAAGGTGGCGTTATTATGTTAAACGCTGGTGGTGCAACCATGCCAAAGAATAATAGAAAACGTGCTTCTAATAATAAAAATGTTGCACGAGGTTGTGGTGTTGTAATGAGAAGAAAAGAAACGTTTTACGCATAATGGCAGTTAGAAAAACAAAAGCTGGTTTAGCACTTAAGAGATGGTTCAAAGAAGATTGGAAAGATCAAAGAACTGGTAAGAAGTGTGGAAGACAAAAGGGTGAGAAAAGAGGCACTCCTTATTGTAGACCAACAAAACGTATTTCTAAGAAGACTCCAAAAACTGCATCTGAGATGACAACGGCTGAAAAACGTAGTAGGATAGCACAGAAGAAAAGATTAGGACAACCTGCGGGTAAGCCTAGAAGAGTTAAAGCACTTAAAAGGAAAAAGAAATGAACAAAAAAACTGCTCTAAACAAAGCAATACAGAATGTTAAAAATAAAACAAAACCTAAAACAAAAGGTAAACTCAACCCTGGTCTTCAAGCTTTTTTAGCCAAGAAAAAGAAAAAAGCCAGTAACAAAAAGAAAATGGCATAGATAATGGCAACCTCAGATTCAAGAGATTTTGACTTAGATGTAGCAGAAATCATAGAAGAAGCTTATGAAAGATGTGGTTTAGAATCACGAACTGGTTATGATTTAAAAACTGCTAGAAGATCTTTAAATATAATGTTTGCAGAATGGGCAAACAGAGGTTTAAATCTTTGGACTGTTCAACAAGAAACTCAAGCTTTGACATCTGGAACTGCAACTTATGCCTTAACATCTGATTACACTGATTTATTAGAAGTGGCAGTTAGAAGAAGCGGTACGGATTTTATGATGACTAGAATGTCTCGTGGTGAGTATTTAAATATACCAACAAAAACACAAACAGGAAGACCTACACAATATTATTTTGATAGAAGAACTACTCCAAGTTTAATACTTTGGCCAACACCAGAAAACAGTACAGACTCTTTGATTTATTACTATGTTAGAAGAATACAAGACGCAGACACACAAATTAACACGACAGATGCACCTTTTAGATTTTTACCATGTGTAATTGCGGGACTGTCTTACTATTTAGCGATGAAAAAAGCACCAGATAGAATACAATTGTTAAAATCAGTGTACGAAGAAGAGTTTCAAAGAGCCTCAGATGAGGATGATGATAGGGTGCCATTAAAACTTACTCCCGATATTAAATTTTTGAGGGTATAATGCCAAGATTTGCAAGTGGTAAACATGCTTATGGAATATCAGATAGATCTGGATTTAGGTATAAAATTAAAGATATGCGTAAGGAATGGAATGGTGCATTTGTAGGATATGACGAGTACGAAGAAAAACATCCACAACTAGAAGTTTTAAGAATTAAAACAGATCCAGAAGCAATTAGAAATGCAAGACCAGATAGAACTGAGCCTGCAGTACAAACAATGTTGTTTAAAGATCCTTTTACAACAGGTGTAGCTGATTCTGGTTCAACAGTTATAACTGTATTTGAAAAGAATCATGGCAGATCGTCATCTGACACTGTTAGATTTAGAAATTGTATAGGTTTTGATGGTATTACAAAAGCAGTGTTTGAAAATAGTTCTGGATATAGTATAACTGTAACTAGTACAGATAGATATACTTTTACAGTAAGTGCATCATCTACTACTGGTAATGTAAAGGGAGGCGGAGATCGAGCTAGTGCAGGTCCCGTTAGTTTATCATCATGAGTTTTACAAAGTCTGCTTTAAAAACCGCTATTCAAGATTATACAGATAACAGTGAAACTGTTTTTGTAAACAATATAGATAATTTTATTAAAGCAGCAGAAGAGAAAATATTTAAAAGTATTGACTTAGATATTTTTAGAAAAAACGTGACAAGTGCATTAACTTCCTCTGATCAGTTTTTGACAGTCCCCTCTGATTACTTAGCCTCTTTTTCTTTACAAATAACAACGTCTGGATCTGAGAGTTTTTTATTGCAAAAAGATGTTAATTTTCTAAGAGAATACACTCCTGCTTCAAGCACTACTGGTTTACCAAGATATTATGCTAGATTTGATGAAGATAACTTTATGTTAGCACCAACTCCAAATAGTAATTATTCAATTGAATTACATTATTATTTTAGACCCACTAGTATCACTGCGGGTTCTGATAGTACAACAACATGGTTGAGTACAAATGCACCATTTGCATTACTTTATGGATCAATTGTTGAAGGTTATTCTTTTATGAAAGGTGAACCTGATGTGATACAAAATTATAATGGTTTATATCTACAGTATTTAGAAAGACTTAAAGATCTTGGAGAGGCAAGAGAAAACACAGATGGATACAGAGTTGGTCTACCATCAAGGCCAAGAACATAGGAGTAGAAAATGGCAACAGCAAATGCAGCAACCACCTTCTTAGAAAATAGACTTTTAAGTTTTATTTTCAAAAACAACGCAGCATCGTTTAGTTCACCTGGAGATGGTATATATGTTGGGTTGGCAACAGCAGTATCAAATTTTAATGATTCAACTGGTGAATCTGGAGATCCATCAATAACAGAAGCTACGTTTACAAACTATGCAAGACAGCAAGTTGCAGCTTCTGCGTGGACATTGACAGCAGAATCTGCTGATACACAAAGTTGTACAAACGCCTCTAATATAGAATTCCCAGCATCTGGTGGAACTAACAATACAATCACACATGTTTTTGTAACAACTGCAGCTAGTGCTAGTTTAGATGTTGTAGGTTCTGGTGGTAATGTATTATTTATAGGAGCATTAGATGCAAGTAAAGCAATAGCAAGTGGTGATATATTTAGAATTAATGCAGGTAACTTAACAATAGAGCTTAAATAATGGCATTAGTATTAAACGATAGAGTAAAAGAAACTACAACCACAACTGGAACTGGCACACTTACATTAGCTGGTGCAGTTACTGGATTTGAAACTTTTGCCGCTGGTGTTGGAAACAGTAATACTACATATTATGCAGTTACACTACCAGGCACATCAGAGTTTGAGGTAGGATTAGGAACATTAAATAGCGACTCTTCAACATTAGCTAGAACAACAGTTATAAGCAGTTCTAATAGTGATAGTGCAGTTAATTTTAGTGCTGGTACAAAAACAATTTTTTGTACAATACCAGCATCAAAGTCCGTGTTTTTAGATGCAAGTGGTAATGCAACATTAGGTGCAGATTTATCTGTAGGAGATGATTTAACAATATTAGGTGGGTTGATTGATCTTAAATCTAACAGTGGATCGCCATCACAGATAAAATTTTATTGTGAAAGTTCTAATGCTCATGCACAAACATTAACAGCACAAGCTCACTCTGTCGGTGCTACAAATACTTTAACTTTACCAGCAGGTAGCAGTTCAACATTAGTTTCAGAATCAGCTACACAAACATTAACAAATAAAACTATAGATGCTTCACAGTTATCTGGAACTGTAGCAAATGCAAGATTAGACGCAGAGCTACAAGCATTAGCTGGTTTAACATCAGCAGCAGATAAAGGCATACAGTTTACTGGATCTGGCACTGCTGGTACTTACGATTTAACTTCTGCTGGTAAGGCATTGCTTGATGATGCAGATGCTGCTGCCCAAAGAACAACATTAGGATTAGGCACAGCCGCAGTTGCAGCTACTGGTATATCAAATACAAATGTACCAGTGTTTACATCAGGTGTAGTTGATAATGACTTCTTGCGTGTAGATGGAACATCAATAGAAGGTAGAAGTGCATCTGAAGTATTAAGTGATATTGGTGGTCAAGCCTCATTAACTTTTGGTATATCAAACACAAACGCAGTAAAGATAGATAGTTCTAGTGTAGCAGATGATGAGTTTGCAAGATTTACTGCAAATGGTTTAGAGAGCAGAAGTGCATCAGAGGTACTGTCTGATATAGGTGCAACAAGTGCTACAGATGCAGCGAATGAGGCAACAGCATTAGCAATAGCGTTAGGATGATAACATGGCAAATACTTTTAAATTATCAAGCAAAGCAGGAGTAACAAGTGCAGATG